TCTTGGATATTCCTGACCCAACTATATCAGGCAATCTAAGGTTTGCAACTGGAGAAATTGAATTTAGATTAACCTCTAGCGACACAGATGTTAGGACAACTGACCCAGCAACATCTGCAAATGCATATTTTGAGGCTAAAGGTATGTTTGAACAGTCTCAGGATATTGAATTTCAATTACGGCCACCTCCGCCACCGCCACCTCGAAATAGGAGAACGCCGCAAGCAAGTCGTTTCGATGATCAGGACCGCTTCGATTGTTCCCATGTCACTGACGAGCTGGAGGTCCAACAGATTGTCAGACTTCTTGGTGATGGTGAGTTTGACGCTGAGACGGACGCTTGCCTTAGATCAATCGAAAGAATAGACGAAGCTATATTCTGTGATCCACTAGCAATGACCTTTACCGTGGAAGAGTCACAGACGCAACCTTTAGAACATGACAGCAATCAGGATGATGTGTCGGGTGGTTGTTTCTTAACATCAGCAGACATTTTCTTCTCTGCTAAAGATGAAAATATTCCAGTGGGATTAGAGATTAGGTCTACTGAAAATGGATATCCAACTAAAGATGTGTTGCCTTTTTCAAGGGTGATTAAACAAGCTGCCGATATCATTCCTGATATTACAGCGGAGACTCCAACCACATTTACATTTCCGTCTCCAGTTTATGTTAGACAAGGTGGAGAATATGCTCTTTGTCTATTATCAAATTCACCAGAGCATAAGGTTTGGATATCATTATTAGGTGAAACTCCTGTGGGTGGTGGACCAACACTTAGTAAACAACCGCATACCGGAACATTATTCAAGTCTCACAATAATAGTTCTTGGGCAATATCGCCTCAAGAAGATATGAAGTTTAGACTTAAAAAAGCATCTTTTGATATAGATGCTACTGGAAGTCTCATATTAGAAAATGATACCCTTCCAACCAAAAGATTGAAGAATGATCCAGTTACATTTACTCACGGTAGCACTGCATTAAAAGTGACTCATAAAGATCACGGTATGTATAATACATCAAACAATGTTACAATTGCTGGAGTAAGTTCTGGACTATCCACAACTTTGAGTGCTGCGATAACATCAACTGCAACAAGTTTAACTTTGGTTAGTGGAACTAATTTTGGCAACACTACAGGCAAATTTGCTAGAACCACAGACACAACGCCTCGTTTTTATATCAAGATTGATGATGAGATTATGTACTATGAGGCTATATCTACAACTTCTGTGACTAGTTTGGTTAGGGCTCAAGAAGGGACAACTGCTGCTGCACACTCATCTGGTGCAACGGTAGAATTTTTCCAACTACATAAAGTTCCATTATCACAAGTAAATAAGACACACACATCAATCGCAAATATTGACTTGGATTCATATAGTGTTACTCTTACAAGTAGTCCAGCATTTGACGGTAGCACTGGTTCCAGTGCTGAAAACGGCGGTGCATCTGTTACCGCAACAGAAAATCACATTATCAATACTGGATTTACACAACTGGGTATTCTGGAGCCAGAAGATACTACAGTTGCAGGCACAATTAGACCAACAACTGCTACTAGTATCTCTGGAACAGAAACTTCATTCACTAAAACCAGTGCTGCAAACGCAATAGGTGTTGCATTAAATGATAATACAGAATTTGATAATGCATTTATGATTGCATCAGAGATAAATGAGACAAATGAAATGAGTGGTGCTAAATCGTATCAAACAGATTTAACATTATCTAGTAATAGACGAAATTTATCACCTGTTGTTGATTTAGAAAGAGCTTCTTGGGTTTCTGTTGCAAACAGAATTAATAATATTGACTCAGCATCTGACCTTGCATCAAATTTGACATTTGTTGCATCGACAGAACCAGAGGGTGACAATAATGCTGCAATCTATGTAACCAAAAAGGTTATACTAGCTAATCCAGCAACGGCTATTAAAGTTCTTTTGACTGCTCATAGACCAGCAACATCTGAAATTAAGGTTCTGTTTAAGACATTAGGTGCCCAAGACTCTGTTGACTTTGATGACCTAGATTATGAATTCTTCAATACAGATGGTAGTGCTGATGACTTTGTGAACCCATCTCTTGATAGAGAAGACTTCCAAGAGTATGTATTTAGTGCTGGTGTCACTGATGATGGTATCGGCAATGAGCTAGATGAGTTTATTTCTTTCTCTATCAAGATTGTGATGCAAGGAACAAATATGTCTCAACCGCCAAGAATCAAAGATTTAAGAGCAATCGCATTGGCGACATAATGAGTGATAAGTTCCAAAAGGTTGAAGGTGAGACAGATTTAGCAAGAGATATGAACTCTCATGCTATAGTCAATCGTAATAGAAGTGCATATGAAAGGGCCAAGAAAAGGTCCGAGAATGCAAAAAGAAAACTTCTTGAAGAAGAAGAGCAACGAGATACGATTAGAAACGCAACCAGAGAGATAAATACTTTGAAATCGGAGATGCATGAAATTAAAAATCTCTTACAACAATTGGTAGATAAGTAATGGCTGTTCCAACAACAAAAGCTACATTTAAAAGTTATTGTTTACGGGCTCTAGGTTTTGGAGTCATAGATATTAATATATCTGATGACCAAGCAGATGACAGGATAGATGAAGCGCTACAATATTTTTCACAATATCACTATGATGGTATAGAAAGAATGTATCTGAAACATCTAATCACCACTGCTGATGTTGCCAGAGCCAGGTCAAATGCAACTACTACTGCAACTGATAAACTTGATAGCACACTAACTGCTGATTGGTTGGAAGGTAAGAATTGGATTCCTGTTCCTGACACTGTATTAGCAGTTGTTAAGGTTTTTCCATTTAGCGACACCTCTTCTCGCTCTAGTTTGTTTGATGTTCGATATCAGCTAAGATTAAATGATTTATATGATTTTTCATCTCAATCTGTAATTCATTATGAGATGACGATGAAACATCTAGATTTCCTAGAGCATATTTTGGTTGGTGAAACACCTATTAGATTTAATCAACACCAAAACCGTTTGTATATAGATGCTGATTGGCAAAATGATTTTGTCGCTGACCAAGATTATCTAGTTATAGAGTGTTATAGAAAACTTGACCCAGATTCATATACAGATGTTTATGATGACATTTATTTAAAGAGGTATGCTACAGCATTACTCAAAAGACAGTGGGGCGCAAACCTTAGTAAGTTTAGTGGTGTAGCAATGTTGGGTGGCGTAACGATGAATGGTGAAACTATATTTACTCAAGCGCAAGAAGAATTGCAAAAATTAGAAGAACAGATACAGTTAGCTTATGAATTGCCAGTAAACTATATGATAGGATAAGTCATGGCAGTCAATTCAATATTTCATACCAGTAATGTTGCGGCATTAGCAACTGAACAAAATTTATATAGAGATTTGGTTGTTGAGTCTATTCAGATATATGGGCACGATGTTCATTATCTAGATAGAACTCTTGTCAATGAAGATTCAATTCTTGGAACAGACAATCTTGCAAAATTTATTACACAAGCAAAAATTGAAATGTATATGGAAGATAGTGAGGGTGGTTTTGCTGGTGAGAAAGAACTGATGGGTCAGTTTGGTTTGCAGAATTTAAGTGAAGCTACATTTGTTGTTGCGAAGGAAAGATTTCAAGACCTCACAAAACAGATTACTATAGAGTCTGGAACTGATACTCTTGGTGGTTCTATTTTGCTAGAGGATGGCACACTTGACAGTGGGACAGTTGAAGCCTCAGCATCATTTGAAAGCGGTTATTTAATATCAGAGGCAACATCTACAAATTCAGATAGACCACTAGAGGGTGATTTAATTTTTCATCCTATCCTATCAAAATTGTTTCAGATAAATTTTGTTGACCATGATGAGCCATATTTCCAACTTGATAATAATCCGGTTTATAAACTGCGTTGTAGATTGTTTGAGTATAGCTCTGAAATTCTTGATACAGATATCACTGCGATTGATGTGATTGAAGATAATTTATCTACTGATACTCTTGCACTACAATTTACAATGGAGCAAGATTCTGCAACCATTGACGCATTGTTACTAGAGAGTGGATTTGGAAGAATTATACATGAAGACGATGCAAATGATGAGGTTGTCGCACTAGAAACCAGTGATATGACAACATCTGCTGGCGTTCTTCTTGGTGAAGATAGTGGCTTCTTGTTACAGGAAGACTATATAATAGGTGATGGAAGCACAACCGCTGATGGTAATGTAGATACTTCGGCACAAAATGAATTATTTGATGACGCTGATAATTCTGTATTGGATTTCACAGAAACAAATCCATTTGGTGATGTAGGAGGCAGTTCATAATGTTAGGACAACAGTTCTACCACGAAACAATCCGAAAGATAATTGTAGGGTTCGGTACAACATTTAATAATGTTCAATTGGTGCGAAAGGATAGTTCGGGCAATGTTGTTCAATCTATGAAAGTCCCTCTTGCATATGGACCTAAAGAGAAGTTTTTAGTTCGCCTTAGAGCAGACGCTGATTTATCCAGTAAAGTTGCAATCACGCTTCCCAGAATTGGTTTTGAGATTCAAAATCTATCATATGATTCAACTCGTAAATTGAGTCGTGTGCAAAAGTTTAAAAAAGTGAAAGATGATACGAATAGGCAGTTAGATTCTCAGTTTATGCCAGTGCCGTATAACTTGGAAGTTGTTTTATATGTTCTAGCAAAGCAATCAGATGACGCACTTCAGATTGTAGAACAGATTTTACCATTCTTCCAACCAGACTACACTATTACAATAAACGATATGTCTGATATGGGTATTAAAAGAGATGTACCCATTGTTCTGAATGGGATATCCTATGAGGACAATTACGAAGGAGAGTTTGAACAACGAAGAGCATTAATATATACGATGAAC